GATATCCCGGAGTTTCAAGGCATCTGCGAGGAGTCGCTGAACGCGATGGTCATAGATGGAAAGCTTTTCCTTCCCATTTGCCAGCGCGGCGAGTTCGCTATCCTTAAAGCCGAGTTCCGGGAGCAGCTCGGTTGCCACCCGTTGCGTTAGTTTCAGGCCCTTGTCCTTGTCTGCAAGCTCTGGAATGAACTCGGCCGCCTTTGCGTTCTCCTCCTGGACGTGTTTCATCCAGTTGGATTGCTCAGCCGCCGTCTTCTCCGCCGTCACGCGATCGTTTTCCGCCTTTGCGGCCTGGAGGCGCATTTGCTGCACCTGCCACGCCTGGAAGCGGAACGGATCTTCAGCCTGAAGCTTGACAACATCATCCATAGTCTTGATGTCGGCAAATGTGTTCTGCTGTGCGCTCTCTAGCTCCTGCATCAAGGCCGGAAGTCGGGCCTCGTACTGTTGCCTTGCCTTTTCCGCCGCTTCGCGCTCAGCCTGCACGGCCTTGCGTTGTTCAGCGATTTCATTTTGACCCCTACGGAAATCCCGCTCTCGTTCCTGTTCGCGCGCATGGATGTATTCCTGCGTCTCGCGAGGCAAGGTCGCAAAGCGTTCCTTCTCGGCTTGGGTCCAAGACCTCGGCGGGTCGATGGGCTCAGGGTTCTGAGGTTCGACAGCCTCGGGCTGTTCGCTGGGGTCCGTTTCCGGGGCAGCGTTGTCCTCTTCGGACAATTCGGGTTCTGCGGTCGCCTCTTCGGCGCTCTCGGCAGCAGGTGATTGGGATTTCTCTCGTGCGGCGACGAGTGAGGCTACAGCACGTTCCGGGCTATCGAAGCTCTCGGGAGCGTCTGCACCAAGGGTGATTTCAGTCGCGGGCGAGGCATCAACCTCGGGAGCGCCGGTATCTTCAGACATAAAGTTCCTTTGGGTTAGCGAATGTCTTCCCAGCGCCTTGCGCGCTCGGCAGTCTCGGCGAGCTGCCGCAACTCAGTGGTTGCCAGCTTGCCGTTGCTTACGATCGAGACGAGGTGATCCCTCACCTTGCCGACAACGTTAATCGCCAGAAAGAGCTTTTCCCGGCCGGATACGTCGTCGATCGTGGTTAGCCTCCAGGCCTGCGTATAAGCCTGCTCCAGTGACGCAAACGCCTCGGCCAGCAGATCGTGCTCAAGCAATTCCTTCGCCCGGACTGCCTTTACAGCGTCCTGGGACAGCTTGGATTCGTCTGTCACTTATTGCCCTTCGGCTTCTGCTTCATCTGCTGAAGCTTGGCCTGATGCGCAGCGTCCGCCTGATCCATCTTCAACTCATGAACCTGCTGCTCGTGCGCCATCGCCATATCGTGCTTTTGAGCATCGGCCATAACGCCAACAACGGCCTCAGCCACCTTGGCATGATGCTGCTGCTGGTCGGAGTGGGCCTTGCGCTCCATCTCCATCGCCTTCATGTGCGCGTCGATGATCTTCAGCTTGGCGTCGATCTCGGCCTTGAACTGCGCCAATTGAGCGGCGTCCTGCGCCTTCTGCTTGTCGAGCTGAGCCTTGAGCGCCAATTCCTGCTGGTCGTTCTGCGCCTGCGCCTGGATCGCCATCACCTTGGGATCGGGCGGCGGCTGAACCGGAGGATGCAGCAATTGTCCGGTCTGCGGGTCTTTCGCCTCGGGGTCATTGAAGAACTTGTCGGGGTTCTTATGCCCCATGATCTTGGTGAGCTCGGCAGCGGTATTGTACAGCTCCCGGTCGCCAACAAGGTTGACCTTGCCGCCGGCAATCATTTCCTTCTGTACGTTCGCCAGCGCCATGGTCTGGGCGAACTGCTGCGCCTTTCCGCCCGTTCCAAGCCCGACATTGATGGTCATGTCGTCGCGGGTCTTCCAAGCGCGCGGATCGACATCAACCCACTTGTTGCGCAAGCGCACCGTCTGGGCCTTCGAACCATGCTTTCTGATCGTGCCATGCAACAGCGAGAAGATATCCCGCACGCCCTCGGCCATGATGCGCGCAATCAGCTTGGTTCGCATCTGCGAGGCCGAGAACACCTGCGCAACTGCGGTTGCCGACTGGTTTTGCAGCGCGTTGGCGTCGATGCCCTGCGACTGATTACTAAGGCCGGTCCTGGTTTCGCGCGTGGCGTCCATGTACTGGAGCGCAGGATAAACGCTCGCGGTAATGTCGGGGACAACCTGCCAGTTCAACCCGCCGGGGTTCTTTGTCCGTACAACGCCTCCAGGCCGACTGACCAATAGGTCATCCAGAGTATTAGGACCAGCATTGGCTTCAGCGACCTCAACACGCGGGTTGTTGTGCAGGTACAGATTGTCCAGCATCCCGCGAACCAATGCGGTTTTGATGCGCTGGATATCCATCACCAGATCGGCAATCGATCGGCCGAAGAACCGATGCGGCTGCGGAACCGGAGTCGTCGCGGCAAACGGAATCGCATCGAACGGGGTTATCGCGGGCTTGCCATCACGCCTGAGGATTTCTCCCTGCGTGCCGGCGGTCACGACCTGATACAGACAGGCCCGGCCGTTGCCCTCATAGTCCATCCGAATGTAATGCTCGGTGACTTTGACGAACCGGGCCGCCTTGTTGCTCGAGGCTGAGACCGTGTTGAAGTGCTCTGCGACCGTATCGCGGGAGAGCGTCTCAACCTCGTTGTTCCCGGTATAGTCTTCCAGGTTGTTGACCTGATCCTCGTCAAAGCCCTCTTCGACAAGCTGGCTGACGGTCTTGGTCACGATCTCGTGGAAGCAGTAATTGCAGTCCCGAATGTTGCGGGCGCCGCGCTCGATGCCGAATTCTTCCGGGGGAACTCCCATCACGCGGGCTTGGGCGAGCTTTTTCGTAGTGATGATCGTGACGTCGTGCAACACGGGCGCGGGGAGAGCCATGGGAACGGCCATCAGCTCGTCGCCTCGCTCTCAACCGGCTCGCCAGCCTCGTTATGCGCCGTGTGCTCAACGATCTTCATCGCCCCGTCAGACTGCTGGACAGCCATCGAGAGCATGGCAAACTGTTCCTCGCTGAGGTCATAATAAGTTTCGCGCTGCTCTTCCTCGCGCTCCTCCCACCAGACCTTGACAATCCCGACCTTAGACAGCAGGGCGTCCTTGATGAACGAGTACAGCGTCATAAAGCCTGGATTCTGCTGCATGAACACATGGTTCACGTAGTCAGTTTCCTGCTGCGCCGCCTCTTCGTCCTCAGGCCCAACCGGCTCAAACCGGACAACCTCGTCAGATCCCGCGAAGATGTCCATCAGCGCCGGCATCAGGCCCTCGATGGTATCGGCAACGTCGGTCGAGACCGCACTAGAGCGCCCGTCCACGGTCGGCATGTCCTGGGACATATCGCCGAGGTAATATTCCATCGCCGTGGCGCGGTCCTGGGAGAGCTGAGCCGCCACCAATGCAGCCATGGCATCGGCCTTTTCTGCCGCAAGGACAGATTTAAGCTCGATCTCCGACATTTTAGCCATCAGGCCACGCCCATATTCGGGTAGGCAATCGCGCGGTTGAAGCCAGGCGCAGGTGGTTTGTAGCCGTCCGAGAACACCATGAACGCATCAGCGCCGTGGCTGTGCTCGTCATGCCTTGGATGATTGCGCCAAACGCTCAATTTCTCGTCCCAATCTCGGCTGTAGTTCTCAAGGTGGATAATGCCCTTGGCGCATCCAGCCTCATCGAACGAGCACGACGGAAGCTTTGTCCGAATGCTCTGAATGGAGTTGATCTTGTCGGGATTTCTCTCGACGGTCTCGAATGTGTAGCCAAGTCCCGCCGCCATCGTCTTGATGGTCTCGGCCTGCCCGCTTGTCGCTGTCTGGCGTCTATGGTCCACGTCATGCGGCGCAAGATGCTGCCCAAACGTAGCGTTGCGCATTGCGCGCCAGCGCTCTAGCCAATTGAAGTAGTGGCCGAGGCCCATACCGCTGTCTTCGAAGTAGCCGACGAAGCGGTTTTCGCCAGCGACCTCTTGATGCAGCCAGATTGTCTGCGTATCGCCGAGACCGAAGTCCCACATTGTGTTGACGGCAATGCCAGGCACAAACGGGAACGCCCCGATCTTGCCGAGTTGGCGCAAATTGCGCATTTCCTTGGCAAAATAGGCACCATCCTTGGCGGCCTTGAACGCCTCTTCAGGGGTGGAGGGATATTCCTTCCACATGTCGTCGCCCTGCTCGACCTTCTTGGCCGCGTACCACCACTTTTGCGGCTCAGTTAGCTCGATGCCGAACTCTGCTTTCAAGTCCGCAAAATACTTCGCGTCTTCCTCAGTGATTAGGTGCTCTTGGCTAACCTGATACGTGGCATCCTTCCACCATGGGAAGAAATGAAACCGATAGTCCAGATCACCAAGCGCCTTGCCGGCATCGACCAATGACCGCGCTTGCTGCGTCTTATCGTAGAAGTCGCCAGAGCGGCCCTCAGCAGTGCTCTCGATGAACACAAGCTGCCGGGGGGCAATCGTGTTCAACGTACCGGACTTGATCTCCTTGGCCTTCTCCGGGGCCTTGGCGCAGATCTTCCCGTACTCAGACACATGGATGAAGTTCTTAGTGCCCGATCGCAGGGACACGCCAACCTCGATGCCAGATCCGTTCTGGAACTCAATTTCCGTCGCATTGTCCGTCTTGATCGGAACAACTGACTTGATCTCAAGCGGCAGCCGTTCGTAAGCGAACTTAATACGCTTCAGCAACCCCTTGGCATTGTCCAAGGTGTCGGCCACCAATCCAGCGTTGAAGTTGCTGTTGAACATGCAGCAATCCAATGCCAGGATTAGGATGAACGTCGAGAAGCCCATCTGACGGGCTTTCAAGATGATGTTCAGGTAGTGCAATTCATCCAGAAGAACCGTCTGCGCCTCATTGAGGCGGAATAGAACGACCTCTCCGAGCTTGTCCTGGATGAAGTAAAGGTTATTGAGTCGCCAGCGTCGATCGGACCATTGCTCGACTAGCTGCTCACTTAGAGCGAGTTCGCCCATCAATGGCCCTCATCAGATCGGCCACGCTATTGCCAACCTCATGGGTTGTCGTCTGCTCAACGGTCGAAGACGCCAAATCAGGCATCACCTTCCGAAGCAAGGCTATACCGGCTGAGACTTGGGTCGAACTCATCTCCCTTTCGCCCTGTACGTGCTCGATAAGGGCGTTGAGGATATTACTGTTTTGGATTTTAACCCGGTGCTCTTCAGACATACGGAAACCGGGCCTTCGGCCGCGCTCAGACATAGCGCCAAAGCAGCCGAGTGCTGCACCAATTCATGCTGGGCCAGAAGATCGGATCAATCTCGATTTCGGCAAAGTCGGTCACAATAAACAAGCGCTTTCGCTTCATTTGCCCTTGCGGCTCTTGCCAGCCTTGCTCATCGCGATAGCAACAGCTTGCTTCTGCGGCTTGCCGGCCGCCATCTCGGTCTTGATGTTGGACGAGATAGCCTTATTGGATTTGCCAGATTTGAGCGGCATGGTGATTTCCTAGATTTTCTGCCGCCATATGTGCAGCGCGTCGTCGTATTCCAAACCATTCCAGAAATCGGCGCCATAAGGCACAGCCACCCCATACGGCCAGCCGTACATGCTCGTATCCGGTGCTGGCGGGTTCTTCGCCTCGAACTCGGCTTTCTGCTCTTGACGATCGAGTTTGCGCTTGATCGCCTTGAAGTCGAATACGCCCATGGTCATTCGGGCGCCCCATTGGTAAACCCGGACACCTCGGCCTGAAGCGCCGCAGCATCG